GTCTAAAAATTATACAGCAAACTCCTAATAAATAAAGAAAAACCTGCGTCAAATGGCTGCCATTATAACGGATCAGATTAGGATATTAAACGCAAAGAATTTTATTGCTGGAATTAATAATTCCAGTAATTCTTATTATTCTTTTGTTGGTTTACCCAATCCTGCAGATTATCAAAGTGACTGGGATACCGATCCCCCTGCTCCCAAAGATAATTTTGATCAAGAGAATGACTATTGGGACACAATGGTTGCTCTTAAAAAAATTAACACTGCTGATGCAAGTCAAGTAGTTCCAAAAAGATCTTGGAGTTCTGGAACTGCATATGATATGTATCGTCACGATTACAGCAGAACAAACACCGCAAAAATTTCTGGATCAACATCATTATATCTTGCAAATTATTTTGTGATGAATAGTGATTTTAGAGTTTATATCTGCTTACAGAATGGAATTGATCCTGATAATCCAACTGGAAGAGCATCTTTAGATGAACCAACTTTTACCGATTTAGAACCAAGAAGTGCTGGTAATAGTGGTGATGGATATATTTGGAAATATCTTTATACAATTAAACCAAGCGAAGTTGTAAAATTTGAGTCTACTCAGTACATGCCAGTACCAAGAGACTGGACAACTGCAAGTGATAATGCAGCTGTCAGAGATAACGCGGTTGATGGAAGCATTAAAATTGTAACAATCACTGACAGAGGTGCTGGTCTAGGAACTGCTAATGCAACCTATACGGGTGTCCCTATCAGAGGAGATGGAAGTGGAGCAGAATGCACCATTGTAATAGATGGTAATCAGCAAGTAGGACAAGTAATCGTATCTAATCAGGGTTCTGATTACACTTATGCAAATGTTGATTTAGATGGTGGTGGTGTACCTACAGGAACCACTAGACCATCTTTGGAAGTAATCATTCCACCTCAAGGAGGACATGGGGCAGACATTTATAGAGAATTAGGAGCTTACAATGTTCTCCTATACTCAAGAATTGAAAATGATAATGAAAATCCAGATTTTATTACTGGAAATCAAATTGCCAGAGTTGGAGTCGTAGAAAATCCTGAGCAATTTGGATCATCCACTATCTTATCTTCAGATAAGGCATCTGCTTTGAGTGCTCTTAGATTAGTTGGAACCGGATATAGCACCGCTACATTTACAGCAGACTCTTATTTTACTCAAACAGTTGGAACTGGTGCTACTGCTGTAGGTAGAGTTGTAAGTTATGATCAGACCACTGGAGTTCTTAAATTCTGGCAGGACAGAAGTTTAGCTGGATTTAATACAGTGGGAACTGCACAGACTCAACCTCAATATGGATATGAATTGCAGGAGTTTACATCCACACCCTCTGGAGATGGTAGTTTAACAATTACACCATCTACTGGATCTAATTTGACTATAGATTCTAACTTTACTGGTATATCTACCGTAATAAATAATCGTACATACTATCTTGGTCAGAGTTTTGTGAGTGGTATTGCTAATCCCGAGGTCAAAAAGCACTCTGGAAACATTATCTACGTTGATAACAGACCTTCTATTACCAGATCGTCAAACCAAAAGGAAGACATAAAAGTTATTTTGCAGTTCTAAAGAATTATGCCACAGCAGACGAATCTTAACGTAGCGCCATATTTTGACGATTTTGATCCCGCTAACGACTACCATAAGATATTATTTAAACCTGGTTATCCTGTTCAGGCAAGAGAATTAACTTCTCTTCAATCCATCCTGCAAAATCAAACTGAGAGGTTTGGGCAGCACTTCTTTAAAGAAGGTGCTAAAGTTATTCCTGGAAATACTTCTTATACAAGATTATACTATGCAATTCAGATTGAAAATAATTTCCAAGGGGTTCCTGTATCTGCATATGTTGATCAATTAGTTGGTGTAAAAATAACCGGAGTGAGGTCTGGTGTTACAGCAGTAGTTGATAGTGTCGTTTTACCTGAAGATTCAGAAACTGGTAATTTAATTTTATATGTTAATTACTTAGGTTCAAGCACTACAAATAATCAAACTCAAACTTTTTTTGATGCCGAAAATTTGACCTCCGATGAGGTTATTATTTCAGGATTGCTAGGAAATACAACTATCCCTGTTGGATCTCCTTTTGCAAGCACCTTGGTGTCTAATGCTTCTGGAACTGGTTCAGCATTTTCAATAGATCAAGGTGTTTATTTTGTAAGAGGTAATTTTGTTAATGTAAGTAGAGAAACTTTAATTTTAGATCAACTCACCAATACTCCAAGTTATAGGGTTGGATTTTTCATTGAAGAAGATATTGTTACATCAGATTTAGATGAAACTCTGAATGATAATTCTCAAGGTTTTAGTAATTTTGCCGCTCCTGGTGCTGATAGACTCAAAATTAGTTTAAGTTTATTCAAGAAACCTCTAGATGATTTTACTGATGACAATTTTATTTTACTTGCGACTATAATAAATGGAGTTATTCAAGAGAGAAATATAAGAAAAAATGATTTAGGGGGAGGTGTTGGTTACAATGATATTACAGATATTCTAGCGAGAAGAACTTTTGCCGAATCTGGAGATTATTATGTAAAACCTTTTGATGTTTCACTCGTAGAATCTTTAAATGATAAGACTGGAAATAATGGAATCTTCAATGCTGGTCAATTTACTCCAGGTGGTGTAACTCCAACTGATAATCTTGCTTTATATAAATTCTCTCCTGGAAAAGCATTTGTTAAGGGTTATGAAATTGAAACTTTAAATACAACTTTTATTGATGCGGATAAACCAAGAACCACAAAAATTTTAAAAGATCAAAACTTTGTTTACAATACAGGTGCAACTTTTAAAGTTAATAGTGTGCATAGAGCGCCTACAATAGGCGTTGGTAATACATTTGTTATAAGTCTAAGAGATCAAAGAGTTGGTGAAAATCCCGGTGCTCCCATAGGAAAAGAAATTGGTCTTGCTAGAGTATATGATTTTAATTTAGAATCTGGTAGTTATAGTGCTACCAATGCAAATACAAATCAGTGGAATCTTTCTTTATATGATGTTCAGACAACAACCGAAATAGCTTTAAATCAGGCACACACTTTAACTGTCCCTACATTTGTTAAAGGTAATTCTAGTGGTGCTACTGGTTTTTTAAGACATGCTGTAAGCGCCGGAACTGCAGTAACTGTTTATGATACCAACGGAACTTTTGTTGCTAACGAAAAACTTTCCTTTAATGGACTTGAAAATGGCAGAATTGCTATTGCAGTAACAGAAAATAAAATTTCTAATATTAAATCTGTTTTTGCTACGTCAAATACTTTAGATTTAGCAGATGGTATAGTTGGAGTTAATAGTTTTAGTGCTAATATACTTCAATCTAATAAATTTACAGTAGGTATTGCTACAATCAGTCCTAAATCGGGTGGTGTTAGCACAATCACTAGTCCAAATAGTCTATTTCCTGGAACAGTAGTAAAAGAAAATGATCTTATTAAATATACTGATACAACTGCAGGATTAACTGAAGATCCCATCATTGCTAGAGTTACTAACGTTGGCACCTCTGCTGTTACTATAGCAGGTGTCGAATCTGTTTCTGGTATTTGTAGTGGATTCTTACCAGCAACAACTTTGAGTGTCACCGACCTGGAAGTTCTTACGACAGAGTTAGCAGATTCCTCTGATGACACTTTGTTTACTCCATGCCCCAAACCAAACGTAGCAGGCATAGATCTTTCTGAAACCACATTTGTTATTAGAAAAACGTTTAGTGTTGATATTACAGATAATCAACTTTCTGTTGCTGTATCTGCAGGCACTGATGAAACGTTCCTTCCCTTTGATGATGAGAGGTATATTTTAATTAGATCTGATGGAGCAACTGAACAACTAACTGGGGATAGATTTGATATTTCTGCAAATGCAAAATCTTTGCAAATTAGAAATCTTGGTGATGATGATACTGCCGCAACTTTAATTGCGACTTTAAGAAAGAGAAATCCAACGTCTAAAGTAAAAATTAAAAATAGAGTTAAATCTATTATTGTTGACAAATCAAGACTTGAGGGGTCTGGAATTGGTACGACTACACTTAATAATGGTTTGACTAACGGGAATTTTCCATTTGGAACTAGAGTTGAAGATGAAATAATTTCATTAAACACTCCAGATATTATATCAATTCAAGGTATTTTTGAATCTGCTGATACTTCTGCTGCATCTGCACCCAAAGTATCTTTAATTAATATTGTTAGTCCTTCTACAACCACATCTGATATATTGATAGGTGAAAAATTAACAGGCCAAACAAGTGGATCAGTTGCAATTGTTGCTGAGATAGTAGATGCATCTACTATAAGTTTTGTTTATAAAAATGAGTCTGTGTTTATTGAGGGAGAAACTTTAGAATTTGAAGAATCTAACATCAATGCAAGAGTTTCTATTTTAGATACACCTAGTTTTAATATTTCGTCAAACTATACCTTTAAAACGGGTCAGGATGAGACGACTTACGCATATGGATCAATCAAAAGAAAAGTTGATAAAAATGCTCCCCTTAAGCAACTAAAAATTTATTTTACTTCTGCTTCTTTTGATACAACTGATAATGGGGATATTATAACTGTAGATTCCTACAAAAATTTTGATTATTCTAAAGAAATTAAGACTATCAATAATTTTAGAAATACTGATATTATTGATTTAAGACCAAGAGTTTCTGAATATACTGTCGCAGAAAATATAAGATCTCCACTAGAATTTGCGGGAAGATCCTTCAGTGGTGCAGGACAATCTATACAGAACATATTAGCTTCTGATGAACAGATAACTGCTGACATTGAGTATTATCAAGGTAGAATTGATAGAGTTTTCTTATCAAAAGATGGAAGGTTTCAGATTGTTTATGGAACTCCTTCTGACGATCCAGTTACTCCTAATCCCATTGATGATGCTATTGAAATTTGCAGTGTAGAGTTGCCACCTTATCTTTATAATGTTGGAGATGCTAAACTTGCATTCAATCAATATAAAAGATTTCGTATGCAAGACATCAAGAAACTTGAGGACAGAATCAAGAGTCTTGAGTTTTATACAACACTTTCACTATTAGAAAAAGAGACAGCAAACTTATTCATCGCTGATAGTAACGGATTAAACAGATTTAAATCAGGTTTCTTTGTTGACAATTTCTCAGGATTTTTGGCACAAGAAGATAGTTTTAATATTAATAACTCGATTGACAGAAAATATAGTGAATTAAGACCAAAACATTATACTAATTCTGTTGATATGATTCTTGGTCCTGTTGTTGATAGGGATCCAAATGCAGATTCTAGTGTTGCTGCTATTGAAGGCAATAATGTTAGAAAATCTGATGATATTTTAACTCTTGATTATGCTGAAGTTGAATATATAAATCAACCGTTTGCAACTAGAACTGAAAGTGTCACTCCTTTCCTAATCAGTTTCTGGAACGGTACAATGGAGTTGACCCCAGCAACAGACAACTGGGTAGATACAAGTCGATTAGAAGCAAAAATTATACAAGCAGAAGGAAACTACGCTGAAACTTTTAATCAATTAGCTTCTAATGGTGAGATTGATCCTCAAACTGGTTTTGGTCCTCTTCTTTGGGATTCTTGGGAAACTAACTGGGGAGGTGTTACAGAAGAAACCACTACCAGAACAAGAACAATTGATGGTGGTCCTGGCACCATTCATCGTCAGGGTCCTGGAGGTAGATCAAGAACTAGTACAGATACAAGAACTGTAACTGATACGGTTGTTGAAGAAACATTTATAACCAGAACTCAATCTGGTATCCAATCTAGAAATGGAACACGTACTGTTGTCACCGAACAATTTGATTTTGAGTCTGTTGGCGATAGAGTTGTCAGTAGAGATCTAATTGCAACTATGAGATCTAGAAACATTGAGTTTGTTTCTAAAAAAATGAAACCCATAACTCGAATGTATGCATTCTTTGATGGAGTGGATGTTACACAATATTGTGTTCCTAAACTTCTTGAGATTTCGATGATTAGTGGAACATTCCAAGTGGGAGAAACCGTAGAAGGTAGAGTCATAAGAACAGGTCTTTCCTCTCCAACTAGTGAAGCGCCTCATATTACATTTAGAGCAGCTCAACTGAATCATAGAGAGGGTGCCTATGATAGTCCAACCAAAACTTTCCGTGACAATCCATATACGAACCGTCCACTTTCTAACGCATACTCTTCAACATCAAATATCTTGAATGTTGATACACTTTCTTTATCCGAACAAGCACAGGGAGAGTACTCTGGATATGTTCAGACAGGAATGGTGTTTGTTGGTAGAACTAGTGGAGCACAAGCAACTTTAACTGATGTAAGACTTATTTCTGATTTATCTGCAACGATTATTGGAAGTCTCTTTATTCCTAATCCAAATAATGTCAATTTCCCTAAATTTGAGACAGGAACTAAGTCATTTACACTCTTGAATGATCCTGATAATAATCAAGATCTTGCAACCACTATTGCTGAAGAAAGTTTTACATCTTCAGGAACTTTAGAGACACTTCAAGAAAATATCCTTTCCATTAGAAATGCTAGGGTAGAACAGAAAAGAGAGTTCCAAGAGAGAAATGTAGAACAATCTCTTGGCACTCAACTTGTCAATTCAAATGTTCTTAGCACTCAAAACAGAACTCAAACAATTGTTACTTGGTATGATCCATTAGCACAATCTTTCTTAGTTGAAGATGAAACTGGATGTTTCTTAACAAGCATTGATGTGTTCTTTAGAACCGTTGATGATATGGATGTACCACTTGTTTTCCAACTAAGATCCATGTTAAATGGTGCTCCAAGCACTAAAGTTCTGCCTGGATCTGAAATTGTTTTGGATCCGTCTGAAATTTCAACTTCATCTGATGGATCTATTGCCACAAATATTCAATTTAAGGCACCTGTGTACGTTGAGGGTGGACAAGAATATGCTATTTGTTTGGCGTCCAACTCAACAAAATATTCAGTCTATATTTCTAGAATTGGTGAAAATGATCTCTTAACTGATGCATTTATTTCCAATCAACCTTATCTTGGATCTTTGTTTAAATCTCAGAACAATACAACATGGGAACCAAGTCAATGGGAAGATCTTAAATTTACTCTTTATAGAGCAGATTTTGTTGAAAGCGGTAGTGTTGAGTTTTACAATCCTGAACTTACAGAGGGAAATTCTCAAATCGCCAAGTTGCTTCCAGATCCCATTTCTATTGCAAGCAAACAAATAAGAGTTGGTCTTGGAACTACAGTTGCTGATGCTGGATATGAAATTGGAAACACATTCTTCCAAGATGGCACAAACGCTACAGGAGACCTTGTAGGCACTGCTGGTTCTGCAACAGGATCACTTAATGTGTCTAATGCTGGTCTTGGTTACACTCCTGCTAGTGGTTCATATACATTCACTGGTGTCAATCTTGTCACTCTTACCGGTAATGGAAGAGGTGCAACCGCAGAAATAAGTATTCTTAATGGAAGTGTTGTTGCCTCTGGTGCCACGATTACGGCAGGGGGATTTGGATATCAAGTAGGAGATGTTCTTGGAATTTCTACCATTGGTATAGCAACTATTGGAAGAGATGCTAAACTTACAGTCACTGGTATTGGTGTTACTAATGAACTTGTACTTAATAACGTACAGGGTAACTTCGTTGTTGGTGGTGGTAAGTCGATGAGATACTTCAATAGTGTTGGAGTTGCTCAGACTTTAAATAATGATCTTCCAGGTGCTCCAGGTGGAGATGTTCAGATCTCATCTATCGTTACTATTAACGATGGTCTGCATATGAATATTAAACATCAAAATCATGGAATGTATTTTACAGAAAACAGTGTTAAACTTTCTGGAGTAAAACCAGACATATTGCCAACCACACTTACGGCAGCATATCCTGCAGACTCTACAGATGGTATTACTGTTGGACTCGGTGCTACTTTCGCTACTTTTGAAAATGTTGGAGTTGGAACCACTAATGTTGGTCTAATCATGATTGAAGATGAAATTATTCAGTATACCAACGTTTCTGGTAACACAATTGGAGGAGACATTGTTAGGGGATCTAATCCTAGAACTTACCCTCCAGGAACTCCAGTATTTAAGTATGAATTAAATGGAGTAAGTCTAAATCGTATTAATAAAACACACTCCTTAAGTGATGTAACCGAATCTGATCCGTTTACATTTGATTCATACAAAATAAAAGTAGATACAAGTTCAGAAACTGGAACCGCTAGGAATACAGATGCTGGATACCCTCAACTTCAATTTGGGTCCAGTAAATCTGTTGGTGGAACTAACGTCAGAGCAACTCAGAATATGCCATTTGAGTTGATTACTCCAAATATTCATAATTTGACTGTCCCTGGTACAACTATCACAGGCGAAATAAGAACAACAACATCTAAGAGTTTTAGTGGAACTGAAGTTCCATTCCTGAACGCTGGATTTAGTGATATTGTTATTAATCAAAAAAATTACTTTGATACCCCAAGAATGATTGCATCTAAAATAAATGAAGATGCTAATTTAACAACAGTACCGGGTTCAAAATCAATGAATATGAGATTGTTCCTCAATACGGTTGACACTAGAATATCTCCAGTTATTGACGGACAAAGAGTAAGTGCTGTTCTTACATCTAATAGAGTTAATAATGTTATTACCGATTATGCAACGGACTCTAGAGTGGATAGCGTTGATGAAGATCCCACAGCATTCCAATACATTTCCAAGGAAATTATACTTGAAAATTCAGCATCTTCCCTGAAGATTATACTCTCTGCTCATGTAAATATTGATGCGGATATTAGAGCATTCTTCGCAGTTGGAAAAAATCCTGGAGCAGAACCAACATTCTCACCTTTCCCAGGTTTCTCTAACCTCAATACTAGAGGTCAGATAATTGCACCTCAAAATAATAATGGTCAACCAGACACATTTATAGTAAAATCGAATAGTCTGGTTCATGATGCTGCCTCTGCAGATTATAGAGAGTATACATTCTCTATCGATGATTTACCTTCGTTTAAAACTTATAGGATTAAGTTAAATCTTACATCTACAAATCAATGTTATGTACCAAGAGTTAAGGAACTTAGAGTGATTGCTTTAGCATAATGGAATTTTATGAATTAGATGGAAATAAGGATCTCGCTAGAGATCCTGAAACCAATGCAATTATTAATGTAAATGGTCTTGAGTACAGTCAGTATCTTTCTATTAAGAATGTTAAATCTGAAAGAAATCAAAAAGCACAAACAATGGAACAAGATCTTGCTAATGTAAAAGGTGAACTTGACGAGATAAAATCTTTACTAAAGGAGTTGCTAAATGGATCCAAATGATATTGAGTTAAAAAATTTATCGAAAAGTTTTGCTTATCAACAAATCGCAACTGATATAGATAATTGTAGTGATCGTGATGAACTTAAAAATATTGCAAAATCTTTTGCAAAATTATATTACAAGCAGCAAGAAACAATGTCGGTAATAGGACTTTCAGATGCCATCTAAAAATATTACGTTCGATCCAGATTCGGGTGTTCCATATGGATTAAATCTAACTATTCAAGGTGGTTCAGATTTCAATGCAAATTTAAATATCTTTAGTACCTCCAACGCTGCATTTGATCTAACTGGATATTCTGGATCTGCAGCAATGTCTAAAAGTGTTGCTGTTGGAGCAACACTTGGAATAACAACGTCTTTCACTGTTGGTTTCACTAGTGCTTTTGATGGCAAAATGAAACTCTCACTTGGATCAACATCAACTAGAAGTTTAAATGAAGGCAGATATGTATATGATGTGATAGTCGCTGCAGGAGGAACTTTTTATACTCTTGCTAACGGTAATATATACGTTTATAATCCAGTATCAGCAGCTCCCTAAATACACTTAGGAAACTTGTGGAATAAATGGCGCAACCAGCAAGTAGAACAGATTTAATTAACTATTGTAAGAGGCAACTGGGAGCACCAGTGCTAGAAATTAATGTTGCCGATGAACAAATAGACGACTTGGTAGATGATGCCCTACAACTATTCCATGAGCGTGACTATGACGGAAGCATTCAAACTTTTCTTAAATATAAAATTACTCAGGCAGATATAGACAGAGGAAGAGCAAGAGGAGGAGATAATGTCGCTGGAATCGTAACTACTAGTGCGACTTCTACTATTGATGGGCAGAGTACCACATTTAACTTTGAGGAGAATAGCAACTATTTACAAGTTCCACCACAAGTAATTGGAATTACAAAAGTTTTTAGATTTGATGGAAGTAATACTGTAACAAATAATATGTTCAGTATTAAATATCAAATGTT